GGATATCCGTGAGGTACGTAACCCCTTTTATTGGGACGACGCCCCCTTCGTAGCACCCGAGGGGGGGGCAGTTCACTTTTATGCGCTGACCCATGGCTTGGCATTTCGTGCCGGGCCTGGGGGCAATTCTCACGCTTTGCCTGCGGCTACTCGCACCCGTATTCGCAACGCCATTGGCCTTGAAATCGCCATGCTGTGCAACTTGCGGGCCAAGCGCAAGAAGGAACTGAGAGTCGTCGTTGCTGTCGTTGCCCCTGCCAAGGAGCTCTTGTTCTTCCAAAAGAGACTCCAATGCAGCCGAGGATTCCAGATTAGCTACGTGGGCATTCGGCCCACCCAGTCCGTCGGAGATTATGCCCGCGATCGGCCTGTCTACCAGGCGCCCAAGGCTGGGCTAAAATATGACATCGTTGTTGCCATTGACTGCCTTCACTTCTTCCAACCGGAGGACCTGATGTCCTGGGTGGGAGAGGATCACGTCACGGCGCACACCGTTTTCCTTGGTAACCTTCGCCCCGTCACCAGCGCTTGTGATGGTCTGGTTGTGGAGACCTACAAAGTCCAGCCCCACGTCTATGAGTCGCCGGAAAACGGTGATGAGACTGGGCGATGGGTTCCTGACGGGCCTCCGGTGAAACACACAGCCGGTTTTGGATTCGTCACCGACGATGGAGGGGAACCAACGTACCACTATGCCGCGTCATTGCTTGACAACGGCTACCCGGGCCCCACGGGGGTCCATTGGCTCGACAGCCGCGTTCCGTGCTACGAGGATCGCTGCTTCGAGATGCACGTACACCGATCCTGGGACGGACAGGTGCTCATCCGTTTCAAGTACTTGCACCACCATCAACACGGCGGAACGCGCCGTGTGGCCCGCAGTGCCCCGCTGGTCAACAAGCACGAGTTGGTCGTGGACGGCGTGTGTCACCCGGCCATTCAGAATATTCTGACACGTGCTCAGCGCACGGACGCACTGAGAGTGGCTTCCGTCAATGCACTGTCTGGGGTCGGGCGTCGCGAGGTCGCGCGCATCCTGCCTAGCTTCTTGTTCCGAGTGAAGAAGCCAATCGACGGGGCCCAGTTTTTTTCCGAGGTGGCCAAACGCACGTGTGAGCGTGCTTATTTCTTGGCGTCTCAGATGGTGCCCCAGCTCTCTCGGCCCCCTCTCCATCCTGCTCTTTCCGTCGCGGCGGAGCATTACAGTCTCACCTGGGTGGGCAGCGACGGTGTCGAGCATCGCGTGTCGAAGCCCATGGGCTGGTTCCTCGCCCACGCCTCTCAGCCATCCACCACCAAATCTGAAGCCGCGGTCAACCTTATGAAAGGAATCCAAGCGGCCTTCTACGCGATATCAGAGTGGTGGAACCGAGACGATGAACCCGACGTGGCGCCTCTCATCGCGGAGCTGGTTCCCCTGGAACTAGACGAGGCCGAGCTAAGCGTGCTTCGCGCAACCTGGCGCTTAGGGCAGGGGTTTTTGTGGCGCCTGAAGGGAATCAAGAAGCGTGTTACCCGACTCGACAACGTCGTTGGGAGACTCTTCGCCGCGTTGAGGCTGGAGCGATGGCTCGCCCGATTGCAGGCGTGGAATAGAGACCACCCCAAGATGTCTTCCGCCTTGGAGATCCTTGCCATTGTCTGTAAGGCCGTGGCAGAATCCTTCGTGGAAGAGGTCTTGAAGCGGCTGTCCCCTCTTGTTTGGGCGCGCGCCCTTATCGGTGCGGCAGTCGGCCTGTATGAGGGTATTTGCGACATTGTCTATGGCCAGTTCGACTTGGAACATACTGCCAAAGCTCTCTTTCGGGCCTTGGCTCATTCCATTCTCGCTCTGATGCCTTTCTGGGTGTCGTGGCCCGTGCACGCGCTGTTCAACATTCTAGTCGGATTGTCGCGCCGGTCTGGAGAGAAAGCCTCGAAGGACCGACCTAACGTCACTGCGGCGGCCTACGAGGCCCGCCTGGAGGAGGTCTACGGGGATGAAGTATCCGAGGACCAGATGGGCGCTCCAGTCCGCACTGTCGATCCCAAATTTCCAGAGGCCGGTAGTCTCTCGGTCGACATCACCGCAGGAGGCCGCACCATGGGAATCGAAGAACTCGTAGAGGAGACCCAAGCCGTGGTTGACATGCGACCCGCGGATGAGACTGGCCGTGAGTTGCTCTTTCCTAGTGACATGGCCCAATATCTCACAAGACCCTCGTCTCACCCAGCCGTTTTGGCCGAGATCTACGAGCATCGCATCGAGGCTGAACCGGTCAACGCCCCGTACTTGCGCAAAGAAGTCGTCGCCCAGGCGTATGACTTGCTTATAGGGCTCACCGACTTCCATTTCGAACCCCTCTCTCTGGAGCAGATGGTGGAGTACATTTGGAACTCGGATCATGGCCACGAGTGGAAATTAGAGAAAACGGCAGCGCTGACCCTGGGCTGGGAAGGCATGAAGATCAGCTTCTTCGGCAAGAAGGATGAACTCCTGGTTGTTCGCGTCCGGGAGTTTGAGCTAGTGAGAAACGAGGTCAACCGCGGTTACATAGAGCGATCAGCCGTTTGGGCTAAGACTCGGCCCGTCACTCCCATGCCGCCAGCGCAGATTATCGAGATGAGCGTTTGGAAGCCCGCGAAGAGAGCGTTCGGAGAAGGACAAGGTGGTTTCTGGGAGTTCCCGCTGGATTCTCAAGACGAACAGAAGCTCAACTACTGGTTTGTCGAGAAGCCTACCGACGTCGTTGTAACGCGGGCGGCCTCCAGCCGAGAGACAGCCTCCATCACCTGCTTAGGACACGGCGACGATCTAGTGGCCATTGGGCGGCAAGGCCAGGGGCGCGACCTAGACCTGAGCAAGGCAGACAAGTCTGAGTCTGAGCCGCATCAGCGTGGAATTTGCAAGTTCACCCTCCATGGATCTGGCGATGACCCTCTCGTGGCGGGCATGTTGGAGCTCCATTTGGCTAATCTCGAATCCGACGCGCGATCGACGAACGCCACTCTGCGAGAGATGGATATCTGGCTCGAGAGCAAAGGCAATATTCAGACCATCACCGGAGAGCCTGCCACCGCTTTCAAGAACGGAGTGGCTATTGGCGCTGCCTGCGCACTCACGAGCTGGCGCATGGCCCAAGGCTTCTGTGTCGATGGGCTCGACCAAGTGGACGCCGACTGCGCGACGTGGGAGCAGTTTCACCGGGCTTTAGCTCTCACCACAGTCGAGATGGGCCTTGACTTCCAATCCGATTCCCCCATTCATGCTACTATTTACGATTGTACCTTCTTGGGTGGCGGCTTCTGCCCCTACGAGGACATTGAGAGCTGTAGAGAGGATCTCGAGGCTTGCTGCGTGTTTTGGGTGTCCATGGGCTGGATGAAGTCTTGCTACGGGCCCGTAGGGGTTTTCAGTGGGGACGTCATCACGCGAGCCGCGAAATGGGCACACATTGTGGACCAGAGTATGGTGGCAATGCCGCTCGGTAATGAGGGCAACACGGTCTACGGGCAACTCGCCGCATCCGTCTTGGAGGCGAGCGCTTTCCGGGACGCCGACGAGGAGTATGAACGTTGGCGCCTCCGAACCAATCATTGGCGGCTCGAACACGAGCATGCATACCGTCTATCCTGGGACGGGCTCGGGTCCTTCCTCGACCGCCGTTGCGCTGCTTCTGGCCAAAATTTGCATACAGAAGTTGAAGCGCTGTGCGATGAACTCGCACTAAAGTCCAGCGTATGCAACCCCTCGTTTGATTTCGAGGAGAGCTGGCTGCCGTTTTATGTAGCCAGGTTTTCCGCACTTCCCGCTGGGTGTGGATAAACCAGGAAACGGCACGCGCCCTATGAGGCGCGCCGGCGGGGGGAAGAATTATCATTAAGTTGAATTGTCAACTATTTATTATTTAGATGCCTAGAAATAATAAGAAAGTCAAGAAGACCAAAATTGCTCGCGATGGGCAGGCAATCGCGGACCTCGAGCGTGCAGTCCATAGGAATAAGAAGGATGCCGTCGAGAAGTCTCGATCCGTCCACCAGCGCAAGGGCGGGACCTCGAAAATCCGTTCGATGCTCGATGACAGACATGTGTCAGAGCTCCTTTGGCTCATGGCGGTCCAAGACTGCGAGCGATTTGCCGCTCGAGTCCCTATCACGATGGTGACTGGGGCCGTGCCTGTCGACCTTTGGAAGACGAGCATTTGGGGCCAGACGCAGACGAATGCGAACAAATGTTGCTTCATAGCGTCCATGGCCGACGGTTGGGTCGGAGACGCGGCTGATTCTGCCGTGTGGGCGACGCACCAGCTCCATGCCAACGGGGCTACGTCATCTGCAGGATTCTACACCGATGGGAACTATGCCGGTGAAGTGTGTCCTGCGGTCGGCGCAACCTTTGCCTCTGGGAGGAATAATCTCGCGGTACCGGACGTCTCAGCAGATTTCGTCAGTGACAGCGTCACCGGAACTGAGTACATCATGGTCGGAAACCTTACTTCCATTCGCCTGGGTCTTCCCGCGGATGGTCAAGATGGCTATTCCGGCTACGTGTATTGCATTAAGACCATGGATCCAGAGCGGTCGCCGTTGCTCAACCTCACTGCAGCCGCGCTCCTGCAAAAAGCCTCGCTCGTAGGGTCGGACTATTCCGCCGTCATTTACCGCATCACCCGCTCGGGCATGTTTGTGCCCTCGGCGAGTGCTGTCGTAGATGACGAAGGTAACGTATTGGACCACGGTGCCCAGGGGGAGCTCCACATGCATAGCACTCCCTTGACCAAGGGTGCCTACTCTTGGCAGCGCATTGGCGACGGGAACTACGCCAATGTCATTTCCGGTGGTATGGACAAGCTGTTCCTTGTCGTGGCGCCTGGGGGCACACAGGTGTTCCTTCGTCACACCATGTTATGGCAGACTGAGCGCTATGCTACCAACCGAGTCACTAAACCAATCGACACGCGGCCTATTTTCACCGGCCTGGAACACATCGGCAATTTGCTGTCCAACCTCCGTCCGCAGCTCGGGATGGGAGCCAGACCGTTGGGCACCGCTGCTGCCGTGGTCGACACTGCCGGAAAAGAAACACCCGGGTTTTTCTCGCAGTTGCTGGACAAGGGGCCGGGGGCCATCGCGAACCTGGTCACTGGCCCCGCCGGTGGCCTGATTCTCGACGGCATCAAATCTGGCGCGTCCTACCTTTCCGAACACGTCGGGGGCGCGGCCATCAATG